CGGACCAGCCCCGCGATTCGCAGTTAAGCGTGCTGAGCTTATTCAGCATCTCCACCGCCATGAGCACCGCGTTGAATAGCTCCATATTCCGCCCCGCTCCCCGCGCGAGGATATTCATCGCGTGCTGTCCCACGCCTACTGTATACACCTGCTCGAACTTCGCCCGCCCGTGCTTGCGCGCGACGGAGTGGAAGTGCTGAGGAATCCCGCTGAGGTCTTCCTCGGCTGAGGGGCTTACGCCCAAGGCCGCGACGGTTGCTTTCTCATCCGGGCTGATCATGCTGGCCTCCGGAGCTTCTCGATGTCCAGCCCATAGGCCGCCGCCCGCTCATTCAGCGCACCGAGCCCACTCCCTTCCACCTCCGTCGGAGCATCCCCGCCATCGAGGGGATCGGGCGGAGGCGGCCTCATCACACTCCCCACAACCGGCGCTGGCTTATCCGCCAGCATCGCTTGCACCCGCGCGAGGGATCGCTCGGCCTCCGCGGGCGTCTTCATCCCATCGGCGGCTTTCCCCGCCCAGGACTCGCCCCTTACGATGCGCCCGATCTGCCCGACACTCACGCCGAAGTGGCGGCAGAGATCTCCCTGCGTTGCACCTTCCGCATAATACTGCCGAATCTGCCTCACCATCTCCGGCGTGAGCTTCGCGGCCTTGGAATTCTTCCTCTCAAACATCAGACACCTCCCGTCATAGTCACAACAAGTGCCGAGCGCAGCACCAATGCCACCTTCCCTCGCGCCCGCGCTTGCAAGAAGTCCTTCCGCTGCCGCGCAGTCAACCGCACGGCGTCCTGCAAATCTCGCTGGTCTGCCCACTGCAGCTCCCAATCCGGTTCCTGCAAATCCATCGCTTGCATGGCCTGCAGAATCGTCACATCCTTGAGTTCCATAATCCCTCCGAGTTCCGCAACATCGCGGCAGGAGGCCTCGGTCGCCCAAGGCCTCGAACCGCATGTCGCCTAGGGAATCCAGCGGAGGTCAAAATCCTCCGGCATCGCCCGCTCGGCCAGCGGATACAACTCGTCCGCCCCCGGCATCTCATCGCTCCCGACCGCCAAAGCCAGGGCCGCGGCAAACTCCTGCCAGCTCACCGTCTTCGTCGCGGTCTTCCCATGCAGCCCCTCGCTCACGGTATACTGCACCACCGCGCCATCAAACAGCTGCCACTGCAGCACCTGGTCTTCAAAGACCATTGTTCCAGCAATCATCTCACTCTCCTCGCCCCGCAGGGCATTCCTCGCCAGCCTTCGCACAATCGCGGGCGGCCAGCACTGCCCATCTCCTCCTCACCTCACCCTCATCACATCCACCCTCCCCTCCCTCGCCGCATACTGCATACGACGTTTTCGCAAACCATCCCAGTCGCTTTAGCGCTTAGGGTTTCCAGTTCAAGAGAAAAAAAAATATGATAGAACTGATACCCCAGATCCCCAGGGACGGTTTTGAGGAAACTGCCCCGGTTTGCGAAATCCCCGTATGCAGTACTCGGCGAGGAGGGAGAGGGATAGGAGGGATGCTGATATGATGATATGATGGTGCCATGATGATATGACCCCATCCTCGCCCATTAGTTCCCCAGATTTTCCCCGCCCGCCCCTAGGCCCGCTTAGCCCAGCCACCCCACCATCAGGCAAGCCCTCTCCCAAGCCGCTGCCGGGCGCATGTTCGGGAAACCCCTGCGAAGGTGCAGGTACGCGTGAATGATTCGATCCATGATGAGCCTCCATCCCCGGACAATTCCGGACCAATGCCGCCTGTCACGCGGCATCAGTCTGGCCTGTCTTACTCGGCGTCCAATTCCGCCATCAACTTCGCGTTAAACCACGCCTGCGCTTCCTCGTAGGTGCAATTGCGCTTCTGGGCGATCGCCGCGATGTGCGGGTTGAGTTTCTCGGTCCTCGCCTTGGCCTTCGGCGACCAGTCCGCCGAGCCGCCGACGTAATGATTGACTAACTCGAGAACAGCCTCGCGACGCATGGTCTCCGTGACTGTGTAGTTGTTTTCCGCCGACTTTTGAATCGCGGCATTGTCTCCGATACGCGCTGCCATACCATGCAGCATCGCATACATCCGATTGTCCAGGTGGACATTCTCCATCGCGAGCACAATCGGTGCCAGTTCGCCGTCAAACGTGAATGTGACAGTCTGCGCTGCCGCGTTGATAACCTTCTTCATGATGAGCCTTCCATTGTTGGGGTGAATGCACATCGCATCCACCTGAACGTTTGACGCGTGCCGCCCGCATCAGTTCCCGTTGTTACACATCGTTACATTTGGCTGGTGCATTGTGCATCGCAACATGGCCAGCCGCATCCCCATCGGGCTTGTGTTGCTGCAGCGCAACGGTCCGCCGGCCTGTCGCACCGGCGCCACTGTGGCCAAAAAGCTACACACGAATCAGGCCGGTGGGGGGAAAATCCAAGGCCCCGCGAAAATTCGCTAATCCACCGAATTCTACTGGACCACTTTTTGATTCCCGCGCGAATTATGACGAGGTAATCCACGCGAAGGTAAGCGGCACACGGCCGGAGGCCGGGGGAACCGGATGGCCTCCTGGGTCGTCTAACGTGGAATCGGACAGATTAATGGAAGAAGGGATGCCGCGATGATTGATTCAGGGAATGTGGAAGAGCTCCTCGGAACGGGGCAAGAACTGGCCCAGCCGCCCGCCGCCCCCTCGCACGCCGCGACGATGGGAGTCCTTGACAAGGTCGGCTACTCCCACCGGGACATGATCGACTACATCATCGCCAACCCGCGCGTGACTCAGGGCCAACTCGCCGCTCGTTACGGCTACACGCAGAGCTGGGTCAGCAACGTCATGGCCTCGGACGCGTGGAAGTCAGCCCTGGCGGCCCGCCGCACGGAGCTGGTCGACCCCGTCCTCACCGCCACCATCACCGAGCGTTTCGAGGGCATCACCCGCCTCTCCCTCGAACGCCTGCAGCAAAAGCTCGAGGCCCCCCAGGTGTCCGATCAGATCGTCCTCAAGGCGGTGGAACTCGGCGCCAAGGCCCTTGGAGTCGGCGGCAACGCCCCTCCACCCCCGCCGCCGGCCGCCGATCACCTCGCGCAGCTCGCCACCCGCCTCATTGCCCTCCAATCCCAGGTCCGCCAAGGAGTCCTCCCCCATGTCGAAGTACTCGAAGCCCGTTAAGTCCCCCATCAAGGGCGCGAACGATGAACGGAACAAGTTCGTGGACCGCGACCTGATGAAGGTCAACCCCAAGCGCGAGCAGTTCGCTCCGACCCCCGCCGAGCCGGTGAACCAGCACAAGCGGATGGCAGGGGCCTGCTGATGCAAGCTGCGCTGTCCCCGGCTGTTCGGTATTCGGCTGTTGGCTGTTTGGGCTTCCGGCTGTTGGCTGTTTGGATGTTCGGCTGTTTGGATGTTCAGTTGGCCCGGCCGCCCGGCTGTTGGATGTTCCCCAGTTGGAAATGTCTCCGGCGGCTGACCAGACCTTCCCCGATAGGCAGGGCTGTTTTGCCACGCCAGCAGCTGACTTCCCCGCCAACGCCAACCAAGCCGCGACAGAAGGCCCCCTCTCCGCGAGCATTGTCCGGCGCGCACCGTACCGTGCACCGGCAGGCGCACCCTCGAAAGGGCGCCAGCAGCCCCTGCCCAGCAAACCGCGCCAGGTCCGGGTCCGCGCTCCCGCAAAACGCAAATGATCGACGCCTCCCTTTCCGCCGCAGCCTCCTCTGTCCGAGGTCCTTTCGGCTCGTGTTTGGGTCAGGGAGGCGTCAACTTATGAACCGCATTACTTTCAGGAGCGCGCATGTCGGCGAAACACGGAACCTCGCGTTCGACTTCATCTCCGACCTCGCGATCGGCGAAACAATCAGCTCTGCTGTCGCTAGCTACGCTGTCTACTCCGGCGCCACAGCCGCAACGGCGACCCTCGGCTCCCCCTCGACCAGCGGCACGATTGTTACAGTCGCCGCCGCGGGGAACACGGAGGGGGTGACGTACTTGGTGACGGTGGAAGTAATTACGTCCCTGGGCCAAACCCTCCAACTGAGCGGATTCCTGGCCATGACACCGGAGGGAATGTGAATCCAGGCGCTGTTACGTTGAGCGCGGACCTCATCGAGGCCTTTGCGGGGACGTTTATCTCCCCTCGCTTCGACGACGCACGCCCAACGCCGCAGTTTCACCGTGAAGCGTGGGAGCTTTACACCTCCCCCGCGCCCTCCTGCATGGTCATAGCGCCGCGAGATCACGCAAAATCGACCAGTTTGACCACGGTTTATATCCTCGCCGAGGCCCTTTTCCGCGTCAGCGATTACATTATCCTAGTCGGCTCGACGGAGGAGAACGCAGTTGAGCAACTCGGCAACGTGGTCGAGGAACTAGTCGAGAATGAAGACCTTCGCGAGGCTTTCAAGATCAAGAAGTTCGTCCGGGTGTCCGGTCCCGACATCATCTGCGAGCTGAGCGACGGCTATCGCTTCCGTATTCTGGCCAAAGGTGCCGAACAGCGTATCCGCGGCAAGCTGTGGAAGGGCAAGCGTCCCAACTTGCTGGTCTGCGACGACATGGAGGACGACGAGCAGGTGGAAAACCCTGATCGCCGTGCCAAGTTCCGCCGTTGGTTCTTCCGCGCTGCGAAGCAGGCCTTGTCTAAGTCCGGCAAGATCCGCGTTCACGGCACCATCCTGCATGAGGACGCCCTTCTTTCTCGCCTCCGCAAGAACCGCACGTGGCAGCACAAGTTCTACGCTGCCCACGCCGGGTTCGATGACTTTTCCGCTATCCTCTGGCCCGAGCGCTGGAGTGAAGAGCAGCTGCGTCAGCGCCGCCAGGAGTTCATCGAGGACAACGACGCGGCCGGTTACTCCCAAGAGTTCCTGAACAATCCCCTTGATCACTCGGACGCATTCCTGCGTAAGGGCGATTTCATACCTATGTCGGAGGATGATTATGACTCCGAGAAAGTGGTTTGTGCCTCCGCCGACTTCGCGGTCTCGAAGGCAGATAAGGCAAACCGGACCTCCTTCACTGTCGGAGGGAAGGATGTCAACAATCTTCTCCACTACATCGACCAGCGCGTCGGTCGCTGGGACACGGTCGAGTGGATTGATGAGATGTTTTCCATCCAAGTGCGGTGGAATCCGGAAGTTTTCTGGGTCGAGGATGGGGTTATCTGGAAGGCCGTTCGCGCGATGGTCTACCGTGAGATGCAAGTCCGCGACATCCGCATCAATATCGAAGCGGTGCCTTCGATCAAGGACAAAGCTACCCGCGGACGCTCGTACCAGCGCCGTATGCGTGCTGGCCAGTGCCGCTTCGACAAGCGCGGCGAGTGGTATCCTGGGTTTGAACAGGAGAATCTCCGCTTTACCGGCATTGCCCAGGCCACGCTCGACGATCAATTCGACTCCGCCGCCCTCCTCAGTCTCGGCTTCGACCGCATGCCGCAGATCGAGGAAGAGGACTTCTTCACCGAAGAGGAAGTGGAATTCGAACGTGGATTCTGGAATTCTCGCAAGGCCGCCCCTCGTGAAGGCCGCTCGGCCGTGACTGGATACTGATGCTGCAACTTGACGAACACCTGGTCTTAAACGAGGCAGCGATTCAATCGCCGAACCTCTGCGATCGCTTCAGCGACGAGGACCTCACGCGCATTGGGATCTATTGCAAGGAGGGCTTTGAGCGAGACGAGGAATCCCGCCGGCATTGGCTCAAGCGCAATGAAGCCGGGATGAACCTCGCCCTGCAACTGCAGGAGACCAAGACCTTCCCGTGGGAGGGTTGTGCTAACGTCGCCTTCCCGCTGGTGACGATCGCTGCGATGCAGTTCCACGCGCGCGCCTACCCTGCCATTGTGAATGGGTCGCAGGTGGTAAAGGTCGCTCAGTTCGGGTCGGACCCGGATGGGCAACTTGCTGCCCGTGCCGAGCGCATTTCGACCCATATGTCTTGGCAGTTGCTGTACCAAGACAAGCCCTGGGAAGAGCAGGAGGACAAGGCCATTCTGAATGTCTCCATTGTGGGGACTAACTTCAAGAAGACCTACTACTCCCCCAGCCTTGGCCACAACGTCAGCGAACTCGTTCTTGCTAAGGACCTCACGCTGAACTACTGGTCCAAGTCCGTCGAGCAGTGCCCGCGCAAGACTCATCACATCCCGAAATTCCGTAACGAGATCTACGAGTCCGTGATGCGGGGGATCTGGAGGGATTGCCTTGAGGAGTCCTGGTATCAGCAAGCTCCGCCCGTTGAGGTCTCGCAAGCGAAGCGGGAGCAGGATCGCCGCCAGGGCCTCACCCCCAGCCGCCCGGACGAAGAGTCCAGTTTCATGTTCTACGAGCAGCATGCGGACCTCGACCTGGACGGCGACGGCTATGCCGAGCCCTACATCATCACGTTCGAAAAGAACTCGAGCTACGTCGTCCGCATCGTCACGCGCTTTGATTCTGTCAAGGCCATCGAGCGCATTGTCGCCGGGCCGCGCGCAGGCAAGATCATCCGCATTCGCCCGGTGGAGTACTTCACCAAGAAGACTTTCATTCCTTCCCCTGACGGAGGCATCTATGACATCGGCTTCGGGGTCTTCCTTGGGCCACTTAATGAGGCTGTCAATTCCCTCGTCAACATGCTTCTCGACGCGGGGACCATGCAGACCACGGCTGGTGGTTTCCTTGCCCGCGGCGCGAAGATTCGTGGCGGAGTGCAGAGCTTCTCTCCCTTCGAGTGGAAGCGCGTTGATGCTACCGGGGATGACCTCAGGAAATCCATTTTCCCCCTCCCTGTAAACGCGCCTTCGGACGTGCTGTTCCAGCTCCTGAGCCTTCTGATCAACTACACTTCGCGCGTCAGCGGCACCACGGACATCACGGTCGGGGAGAACCCGGGCCAGAATACCCCCGCCCAGACCACGCAGACGATGGTGGAAATGGGGCAGAAGATCTACACTGCGATCTTCAAGCGGATCTGGCGTGCGTCGAAGGAAGAGTTCCAGAAGCTGTACCGGCTCAATGGTATGTTCATGTCGCTGGACATCCCCTCCGTGGGTGGCGCTACGCGAGTGGATTACCTTGGCGGCGAGGACGATATTCAGCCAGTGGCCGACCCTCACGTGACGAGCGAAACCATGCGATTGCAACTTGCCGGTTCTGTCGCTACTCGCGCCATGTCGGTGCCTGGCTACAACCGCGATGCCGCCGAGCGGAACTTGCTCAAGGCCATGCACGTGGAGAACATTGACGAAATCTTCACTGGCACCGAGGGCCTTCCGCCGCCGAAGGATCCGAAGGTTGCGTTGCAGGAAGTCAAGGAGCAGAACACTAACCAGCGCTTCCAGATGGAACTGCAGGCCCGTGCCCAAGAGTTCATCGCCGAGTTGATGGAGGAGCAACGCCTCAACAACGCGAAGATCATGCAGCTCCAAGCCGCCGCCGCGGAGTCCGCCGCCAATGCTCAGTCGGAGCAACAATATGCTCAGGTGGCCGCGGTCAACGCCCAGCTTACCCTGGCCAAATCCCGCAGCGACGAGCTTACCAACCGCATCAACGCGGTGCTCAAGGCAGCGGAAATCAAGTCCAAGCATGACCTTGGCATGAAACAACTGGCCAAGGCCGCGGAGACTTCGAAATGAGCCGCCCCGTCCTGACCGAGGAAGAATTCAATGCCTGGCTCCAGCATCCCGGTACAATTGCTGTGCGAGAGATCCTCGCGGCAAAGCGGGAAGCGCTGCGCCAGGAATGGGAGGGCGGTTCGTTTACCGACTACTCCAAAGACGGAACAATCCTAGTGAATGTAGGTAATCTAGGAACGTGCAAGGGATACGCCTTTGTCATGGAAATAACCTACGAGCAGTATGTATCGGAGATGAGCGATGATTGAAAACACAAGCGGACTGGACCCTCGCGGGGTTGCGGTTCTGATTCAGACCTACGAGCCTGAGCGTAAGGGTGCGTTGATCGAGATTCCTGACTCCGTCAAGGGCCGGATGGACATGGTTGACTCTCGCGCGATTGTGATCGCCACGGGCCCGCAAGCGTGGTACGACGAGCGCAATGCGCGGGCCCGGCCCGGCGACAAGGTCCTCGTGACCAAGTACGCCGGCTTCATGGCCAAGGGGCCGAAGGATGGGAAGATGTATCGCCTGGTCAATGACCGTGACATCTTCTGCGCGATCGTGGACGAAGGAGACGGATCATGAGCGACGGCACCACTGTGATCGAATCCGCCGCCCCGCCAGAGGTGCAAGCCAAGGCCGAGAAGATGGGCTGGATTCCGCCCTCCCGCTACCGGGGGGACGCGGAGCGCTTCGTCGATGCCGAGGAGTACGTGGCTCGGGGTGAGCAAGTGCTGCCTATCGTCCGCGCGCAGAACCAGCGACTGCAGGGTGAACTCGAAGCGCTGAAGTCGAGCCAGGCTGAAACCCAAGCCGCCCTTGCTCGCGCCACCACGGCCCTTGAAGAGATCGAGGAACGCCACACCGTCGCTACGCAGAAGGCGGTGGAGAAGGCGCATAAGGATCTCATCGATCGCTTGGCCGTTGCGCACGAGAATGGCGACCATGCCGCTATCGCGGAGATCACTGGTTTGATGATCGAGCTCAAAACTGCCTCGGCGGAAGAGCCCGCGAAGAAGCCCGAGCCTAAGCCCGCTGTCCCCGCCGCTGCTGTCGTCCCTCCCGACCTCAAGGAATGGCAAGCCGCCAATCCCTGGTTCGGCACTGACAAGCGCAAGACTGCCCTCGCCCTCGGCGTGGCCCAGGAACTCCGCGATTCTGGCACCGAACTGACCGGCGTGGCCTTCTACGAGAAGGTGCGCGAGGAAGTCGAAGCGACCCTCAACGGCGGCAAGCCTGCTGAGAGCAAGGTCGAAGGTGCGCGCGGAAGTGACACCGGCGTCTCCCGCCCTGGCGGGCGTCAAGGCTTTGCTGCCCTTCCCGCCGACGCCAAGGCCGCTTGTGACGCTGAAGCCAAGGCCTTCGTCGGCAATGGCAAGCGCTACAAAACCATCGAAGATTGGCGTAAGCGTTACGCCGAGTTGTATTTCCAAGGATAATCATCATGTCTGAAATCAAACCCATTAATCCCTCCAATCGCAGCGCCGCTCCGGAGCGCAAGCGCATCCCGATGAGCGTGCCGGTGCAGAAGCTGTCCGTTCCGGACCTGCCGGGGTATCACTTGCACTGGTTTACCGGCACCCCCGAGCGGCTGGGCCGTGCCCTGGAGGGCGGGTATGAGTTCGTGGAAGAGACGGAAACGTCTACGAATGACGTGGGCCTGGGCGGGACTTCCACCCGCACGGGCAATACTGACATGGGGAGCCGGGTCAGTGTAGTTGCAGGCTCCGAGATAGGGCGCGATGGTCAGCCGGTTCGGTTGGTCCTCATGAAAATCAAGCAAGAGTGGTACGAGGAAGATCAGAAACTGGTAGAGCAACGGAACGACCAGGTGGTCAATTCGCTGCTCGGCGGGACACAGGATGCGGGAGGTCAGGACGCGAGCAATCGCTACGTTGACCGCAACCGCACCAAGATCCCGGATTTTTTCAAACGCAAGGTCGCGTAAGCGACTGTCCCTAACGACGGAGGTTTTTCATGGCAAATTCCAACCGCGCGTCAGGCTTCACTCCGCGGCAGTACCTCAACGGTGCTCCGTGGAACGGCCAAGCGCGTCTCTACTCAATCGCGGCCAGCTACGGCACCGCACTCTACATCGGCGATCCGGTCATCTCGAGCGGAACGGCTGATGCCAAGGGCCTGCCAGGGGTGATCCTGGGTGCTGCGACCGGCGCCCTCCGCGGCGTCATCGTGGGTCTGGGCAAGACGCCCGGCGGCCTCTTCAACCCGTCCAACCTGGACATCACCTACCGCCCCGCCTCGGACCCCAGCGTCTGGTACGCGGCAGTGGTCGATGACCCGAACGTCTTGTTCGAAATCCAGGAAGAGTCCAACGGCACGGCCCTGGCTGCGACCGAAATCGGCCTGAACACTATCCCGGTGATCGCCGCGGGCAATGGCTTCACCTCCGGCTGGCAGCTCCGTTCGGCCACTGGCGCTACGCCCAACACCACCGCCACCCTGCAGCTTCGGCTGATGGGCCTGGTCCAACGCCCTGACAACGAGTTTGGCGCCTACGCCAAGCATCTGGTTCAGATCAACGTGCATGAACTGGCACACGGCACCGGCGCCGCGGGCGTCTAACGGGAGAACAACATGGCAGGTGGAGTTATCAATACGGGTTCACACCCGAAGCTGCTCTGGCCCGGCGTCTACGAGACGTGGGGTCAGGTCTACGACGAGCACGCGACCGAGTACACGGACCTTTACGATGTCCGTTCCTCGGACAAGGCCTATGAACAGGCCGTGCAAGTCACCCCGTTCACCAACGCGGTCGTGAAGCCGCAGGGCGCGCCGGTCACCTACGACGGCGAAGCGCAAGGTGTGGTCACGACCTACACCCATATCGCGTACGCCCTGGGCTACATCGTCACGTTCGAGGAGCTGCGCGACAACCTGTACAAGGAAGTCGCCACGCGCCGCGCCCGTGCGAACGCCTTCTCGATGCGCCAGACAGTCGAACTGGTTTCCACAATCCCGTACAACACGGCCTTCGCGACGACCAGCTTCACCACCGGCGACGGTGCCGCGCTGTGTTCCACTGCCCACGTCAACGCGACCGGCGGTACCTACAGCAACGCTCTGTCCCCGGCCGCCGACCTGGCCGAGTCGTCCCTTGAGGACATCTGCATCCAGATCATGGGCGCGCAGAACGACACAGGTCAGCTGATCAACCTGATGCCCCAGTCGCTGCACGTGTCGCGCCAGGAGTGGTTCAACGCCAATCGGATTCTGGGCTCCGTGCTCCAGTCCGACACTGCGAACAACAACATCAATGTCCTGAAGGCGACCAACGCCTTCCCCAAGGGCATCAAGATGAACCACTACTTCACCTCCGCCGGCCCGTGGTTCGTTCGCACGAACTGCCCGGAGGGGATGACGTTCTTCTGGCGCGATGAGCCGATGTTCGACCAGGACAACGACTTCGACACAAAAAATGCCAAAGCCGCTGCATACATGCGCTTCTCGATGGGTTGCACGGACCCCCGTGGAATCTACGGCAGCAACGGCCCTTAAACCTGGGCTGGGTTAGTTGGCGCGGATTATAATTCCGTAATCCGCGCCCATTTCGTTTTAACTGTTGGAGGGTTAAATCATGAGTCAGAATGGTGTAGGTCTTACCGAGTCGATCGTCCACGCGCGCACGAATACATATCCCTACCGCGCAAACATGGGCATGATCAACTCAGCAGAATTTGTCGTGATGATGGATGACTTTGTCAGTCCCGTCGGATCGAATCTCCCCCTCGGCTGGGATGCCGTCGTGATCGACACAGGTGCAACTGTCGTCACCGACACGACCGCGGGTAATCTTGGCGCCTCTGGCGTCCTCCTGTTCGACTCCGACGGAGCGACCGAGGGTGCTTGCTTCTACGGCGAGAAGTGCATTCAACTCACCGCCGGCAAGAAGTTTTTCATGGAGATGCGCTTCCAGACAGAACTGGCCGGCGACAGCGATGTGCAGTTCGGCTTGTCCGCCCTGACTGCCGTGGTGAATCCGGAAGACATCTGGACCACAGTCGCCACTGATGTCGTGGCCTTTGGCGTCCTTGACGGCAGCGCAACGGTCACGATGCTGTCGGACAAGGCCAACTCCGGCGCCGCCGCGCAGCTCGGAACGAAGGCCCTCAGCAACGATACCTGGCACATCCTGGGCATCTTCTTCGACGGCTATACCCTCCGCGGTTACGTCGATGGCGCCCTGGTCCTGACCTGGTCCGGCGCCTCCACGACCATCCCAACCGGCGTAGCCCTGGCCCCCTTCGTCGGCTTCCGCAACGGCAGCGCCGCGACGACTGAAGGTCACGTCGACTACGTTCGTTACGTCCTGCAGCGTTAAGGAAGGAGCCCGCCATGCGTCCTCAACGAGTGTCTCTCAGCGCGGCGGGCTTCTCGCCGTGGCTGAATATCAATCGGATGCCGAAGGGAAATTTCGGCGTTGCGATCGCGGTGAAGCTGTCCTCCGGGGCTTCCTTGACGTATAGCGTCCAGCATACCAGCGACCCGCTGTACAACGACTCGACTAAGGAATGGTCGGCCAGTCGCACAACGACTACGGGTACGATCACGAAGACCAACCACGGCTTGTCCGTTGGCGACTGGACTCAGATGGATGCCGCCGCGCCATTCAACACAGCCTTGGCTGTCGCAAGCGTGGTCGATGCGAATAACTACACAGTGACGGTGCCAGATTCTGGCGTTGCTTCGGTGGCGCGTGGTACTGCCAATCTCTGGACCGCACGGGTGTCGGAGACAAGTGGAATGTCCGCGCAAACCGCGTCAAAAGACGGCAACTACGTCGTCCCGCCGACCGCCTGCCGCCTCGCCATTACCTCTTACACCAGCGGCTTCGCTGACCTTGACCTTCGGCAGGTGGGCTAAATGAGCGGGTTTTCACTTCCAGCAAATCCTGTTGAGCTTTCCGCCGACGGCACATCCCTGGTGTCAGGGGATGGGACAAGTTTCTACCTTGGTCCCACCAGTGACTACGAATACCCACCGGCCCTAGTTTCGATAACGGCATCTCAAGGGGTTGTCGGCAAGTCGTGCGGCCTTATGTCCGTCAAATGCGTGGCGGGATCAGCAATTGCGCTTACGGTGTATGACAACGCAACAATCGCTGCTGGCACTGTGCTGTTCAGTCAAACGATGAGCGCAGGCGATGCCGCTATATTTCCTGCCCCGGTGCAGGCCATCAACGGGGTGTGGGCCGCGTTCACCGGCACCGCAACATTTGAGCTTGAGGTGCAAGATGCTATTTAAGGCCGGATCATTTACAGGTAATGGTGCGCGAGTATCCGTAAATATCGGGTTTCGCCCGCGTGTCATCATTGCAAAGGCAGACACGACGGTTGCTATGGCCTTCTGGACTCCAGATATGTGGTGCAATCGCAGCAACAGCCTGGGGCAGGTGTCGTCTTACATCAGTGGGGTGCTTGCCACAGATAGTGGGTTTGTCGTTGGCTCATCGACGCTCTGGAACACCTCTGGCGTGGTCACGCACTACATAGCAATTGGTGATGACGGGGCATCTGACTACGATTTGCAGTCATGGTGCGGGGATCAGGCTGTGAACCGGGTAATACCTTTGTCGGTGGCAAAGACACCGATAGCGGCCATTGTCAAGCGCGACTCAAATCTTGAAGCTGTCCTGAAATTTGGAAGCAACACCGTCTTTGCGCAGGGTACTGCAGCTACGGATTGCATAGCATTTTCCTCCGGGCAAGTGACGCTGACGGCAGAAACGAGGGTTAACCAGTATGACAGCGCGGGCGGTCTTGGGGAGGGGATTGAAGGGTTGTTTCTGTTTGCCTCCGCGAACTGCCGGGTTGTAAGTTGGACGGGTGATGGCGCTGCTGGACGCATCATTCCGACTGGCACATTGGCTCCAGTGGCGGCTTTGGTGCAAAACCCCAACGCCGGGGGGTCTTCGCGCCTCGTTACGTCGAGCATGGCAGGCAAAGCCGGCCCGGTCACTGCTGGCGCTGCCCTGATGGCGAACGAAATGACCATAAGCGGCGGGGACCTCGTGATTGGATCGAGCGCGACGGTTCTTAACGCGTCCGGACTGTCGTATAGCGCCCTCGTGTGGGAAGAAAAGACCACATTTGAAAACTACGTTACCGCCCCGGCAATACGCATTAAAAACAAGCAGGCCGTGTACCTGCCTGCAAACGGGCTGGCGTCCTACATTGATTGCGGCGTGTCCGACGCTACCTTGCTGATCGACGGGGACATCACATACGAGTGGTGTGGGGCGCAGTTTTTTAACCCGACAGCCGCTGCAATTGTCGACGGCATCGTGATATCGCGCGGGCCGGGCGCTTACGGGAATGTAAATGGCTACTCATGGTCTTTACTGCTTGGTGCCATCAATGATGGTGCGCTTGGTTGGTCCAACGTGCAATGGTGTCCGCAGTCTCACAACCTGATGGGTATGTCAACGCCGCTGGATACAAACAACTGGCGCACGGGGATCATTGCCAAGTTCGGGCAAATACAGCACGTTATTGCATCCATCAACGGCGCGGGAGGGGTCAGCTTTTTGCAGGTAGATGGAAAAGTCGTGAAGTGGCGGAGAAACGCCACGCCGCAAATTGATTCAGTCGCCGGCCATCGGACTGTGATCGGCTGTCGAATGAGTGGTGCGTCATATGTGCGAAACACGAAGCTGCTGGTTCGCGAGGTGGCGATTTACAACGCTGCATTGACCGTGGATGAGGCCCGAGCACGTTATGAGCGGGCCATGTTGGGCAGCACTGCGGTTGCCGATGTTACGAGCAGTCGGGCGGCATGGTGGAACGCTGACAACGCTGGAGGAACAGCTCTACCAGACGCTGTCAATTCGGCGAATAACGGAACCATCAACGCTGGCGTTGTCCTTACGCTGTGATCCCATCCCCTGCCGGTGCACATAGGAAACCCCCATGACCTCCCCTTCCAACAACAACCCTCTTAGCATCATCCAGGACGCCTACTTCGACGCCGGTCTGATCGGCGTCGGGCAGACTGTCAACGGTGAGCAGATCGTTATGGGGATGCGGAAGCTGACTGACCTGATCAACCTTTGGCAGACGCAGGGGTTAAAGCTGTGGTTGAACGTGGATACGAGCATCACGCTGGTTGCGGGGACGGCCACGTATACACTGGGCCCAGGCGGGACGGTGGATATGACAAAGCCGCTGCGGGTAGTGGAGGCGTACTACGCAGACGCGAATGGAGTTCGCCGGCCCCTCACTCCCCTCGCGTGGGCTGACTACGTTCGCTTGAGCACGGTCAGCCAGTCTGGGAGTGTGAACAGCTACTTCGTCAACAAACAGGCAACGCAGCTCAGCGTTCTGTTCTGGCCCGCCCCGGACACAACCGCTGCTACGGGCACCGGCCATCTTGTCCTCCAAACCCAGGTCACCAACTTCATCAACCTCACTGAGACGATGAACTTTCCCCTCGAGTGGCGCATTGCCCTCCGGTGGGGCCTCGCCGACGAGCTGGCGACCGGGCAGCCTCAGACCATTATGGACCGCTGCCAGCAGCGCGCCCTTGCCTACCGCACGATGCTTGAGGACTGGGACGTCGAGGACGCGCCGACTCGGTTCGCAGTCAGCCAGCAAGGCCACGGCATGTCTGGGAGGTTTGTGTAATGCCGCAAGCTCAAACTGTCGCACAGCCGCCGCGGTTTCCGCTGGTAGTTGGGCCAGAGAATCGCGACGCGGACACAGCCAAGGACGCGAAGTTGATCAATGCCTACGTTGAGGTGGATCAGGCGCAGCAGAAGATCTTCGTGTACAAGCGGCCGGGGTTGCTGCAAACCGGCACAACGAAGGTCGGTTCGGGCTACGGCGTGTTCAACTGGCTGGGGGACATCTATTCCATCTTCGGTGCGACGATGTACAAGAATGGAGTGGCCCTCGTCGGCGTCCTGGACACGACTGGCGGGATGTATCGCTTCTCCCAGTGCGTCGGCGCTACCCCGCGGATGCAGTTCGGAAATGGAGTCGCCTCGTACAACTACGACGCAGGCGCCGGTATCGTCCAGATTCCCGCGGGGGTGGACAACTTCCCGACGACCTGTGTCAAGGGATGGGCATACCTGGACGGTACAACCTACGTCATGGACGCCAACGCGAGCATCCGCGGCTGCGCTACCCTGAACGACCCGACGGATTGGAGTGACATCCTCAACCGGATCACCGCGCAGATCGAGGCTGATGGCGGCGTGTTCCTGTCGCATCAGTTGGTTTACGTCGTAGCGATGGGTCAGTGGTCGACGGAGATCTTCTACGACGCCCTCAACCCCACGGGCTCCCC